AGCGGAACGTAAAGCTCGCCCCTGCGCCTGATCGCTGCGCCAGTTCCCAGCCAGATTCCCACGTTAGCCACCGACAGGTTTTCTTCCCTTGAAATCCACAATAATCCAGATCTCAATCCTGTACTGTTGAACCATAGTGTTATCAGGGTTATCGTCGTCAAATCCGGCTATGTCCGTATCCCAGTTCATGTTGGTCCAAGCTGGCAGGAAACAGCTGGTTAGATACATGTTATACGCATTGTCGATGCTAGTCGGTACGAAGCGAGAAGGTAGCGTATAGTACACTGGAATCTCAGTGGTGCCCCCAGATGCTAGAACCATCTTCTTTTCCTCGATAATGGGTTTTCCCTTCTTTACTGCTCCCCGATAGTGGCATTTCTTTACGAAAGGCAACCCTTCGATGTTTTGCTGCAAAGCTGCTGCACTGGACTCTAGAATTTGATTCAGAGGGTCCTGGAAGAACATAATATTCTTCGGGTGTGAAACCTCCCAGTCAGTTCTTGCGTTTTCGCCTTGAATTGCTGTCAGTTTGATCATGTACTTCTTCATTCTGAAGAAATAGTAATCCTCCATGTTCCTTGTGCCCAGTGATAGAGCCAATCTCGATGCCTCTACTTGGAAGCATTTTTGAACCCCAGCTCCATTTAGTGCACTCGTTACACTAATTACGTAAGGCGCGAGTTTAATTAACTCGGTTTCAAAGTTTTGTGCTCTCCTCAGAGAATACTTTGCGCGTCGCATTCGACGTGTGCGCCTTGGTTTCACATAGCGTCTTTTTCTGTAAGTACGCCTCTTAGTATACCGCCCGCGCTTAGCGCGCCGGTTAATATATCCACCTGCTCTCTTCATTGTTGATGATAGACTGCGCGGCTGAGGAAGCGCGCGCTCTTTATATAGTGACGTCATCGTGTAGACCAGGATATTCTACAGATGTAGATGCAGCAACTAACGCGAAGCGCTTTTGTGGGTGGGGGACGCGAAGCGTTAGTATTACCCCCACCCACCCCCCATAGTATATAAGGCCAACGGACTTATTAAATTTTATCAGTCTTATAATGCCACCTAAGAGACAACAATCATGTCGTTCCAACCGGATTTGCTTTACTCTCAACAACTACACCGAAGCGGAAGCTCTCGAATTGACGAAGTCGCTCACTTCTCTGAAGAACTCCAATCACGTAGTCTATGCGATCGTCGGCAAGGAGATCGCAGCTACTGGCACTCCCCATCTACAAGGATACATCAACTCGGCGACATCCAAGTTGAAGGCCTGTCAGGGGACGGTTTCGAAATGGAGATCTATGATCCCGTCACTGGCACGAGCGCATTTGGAATCTGCGCGTGGTTCGGACCTAGACTCGAAAGAGTATTGCTCAAAGGACAAGAACTTCGAAGAGTTCGGAGACCCTCAAGACAACAAGCTGTCAATGTGGGAGAAACTGGCCCGCGTCACCACTCTAGAAGAAGCTCGAGATTTAAACCCAGAAATCTTCATCAAGAGTTTCTCCAGTCTCAGATCAATCTCCCAATGGAACAGGGCTCAGACCGTTACACCCCCTTGTGTACCTCGTTTGCGGCAATGGCAATCGGAAGTTCACCAGAAATTGATGGACCAGAATCAACGTCAAGTCCTATTCGTCGTTGACCGTGAGGGCAACACAGGCAAGTCTCAACTCGCTCTATGGATGCTCGCTCAATATGGAAACAGACTCTTCTACTGCTCTGGCGGGAAAAATGCAGATATCGCTCACGCATTCTGCAAAGGTCCTAACTACGAGATAGTCGTCTTTGATCTACCCAAGTCCTTCGAACCAGAATATATCCCTTGGAGACTTATCGAAAGTCTCAAGAATGGTGTGGTCACAACTACAAAGTATGACTCAGACACTAAGGTCATTGGACGGAGTATCAAGGTTCTTGTTCTCACCAACCATGATCTGGATCAGCACAAGCATCGCCTTACTAACTCTCGTTGGTCTATTGTGGACTTGGATACTGAACGTGCTATCAAGGGAGATCGTATTCACGATCTCGTTGAGGACCCGGAGGCCGTCGACGACAACGTCGTGGAACCTGAAGTACAAGCGCCTCCGCTAATGAACATCAATGACTATATTGATGATGATGAACTACTCGCTATTTTAAATGACACAACTGCATTCGATACTGTACAATGATTTATTCAGTAAATACACGAATTAAAAAAACATGAATTGATTTGAATTTTTTATTAATGGTTAATTAAGGCCAGCGTAATATGAGGCTCCACACCCAGGCGGTCTTTGGATGATAGAAAGCGTATTCAATAAGAAAAGTGCGGCGCGGAGCGCCGGATCAATTCAGAGCTGAAGTGGAGCGAAGCGGAACGTAAAGCTCGCCCCTGCGCCTGATCGCTGCGCCAGTTCCCAGCCAGATTCCCACGTTAGCCACCGACAGGTTTTCTTCCCTTGAAATCCAC